AAGTTGCGGCTCAGTACATTCAACAGCAACAGGATTTGCTTGCCCCTAGTCGTGAAAGACAAATGGCTCAGTTGCAGAACCAGTTGTTCCAACAAGGTCGTGGCGGTTTGTCTGTAGGTGCTACAGGTGCTAGACCAAGTGGTGCTGCTGGTTTGGGTGCTACGACTCCTGAGATGGAAGCCTACTACAACGCTTTAGCGCAACAAGATTTGCAATTGGCATCACAGGCTCAACAAGCTGGTCAACAGAATGTTGCATTTGGCACAGGATTGCTTGGCTCTGGTGCACAGCTAATGGGACAGTATCAAGCTGGTCAGGTTGGTGCTTTGAGTCCATTCAGTGCTTACTTAGGTGCTGGTTCAACCATTGAGTCTCTTGGTCAACAGCCTTTAGAAATGGGTTCTGCTTTAGGTGGTCGTGCGGCTACTGCTGGTGGTAATGTTGGACAAGCATTGTTAACTGGTGGATTGGGTGCGGCTAGATCGCTACAAGCTGGTGCTGGCAGTGGTTTAGGACTTGGCTTGATGAACTTGGGTAGAAGTCCTGAGTTTGGTAGTGGTGTTGCTAACTGGTGGCAGAACCAAAACTTTGGAGGCTCACCAACTGGTGCTGCTGGATACAACATAAGCCCAGAGGCATGGGGTGCTTATTATGGTCAACCTTAAGGGATAAATCATGGCAACAGACATCTTAGGTTTATTTGCAACTCCACAGCAGTATGAGCAACAGCGTCAGGCGGCTATGGAGGCTCAAGCATTGCGTATGGCTGAACTTAATCCTATGCAACAGGGGCAATTTGGTATTGCTCTTGGCGCACAGCAATTAGGTCGTGCCATTGGTGGTGCTTTAGGTGGTGTAGACCCACAGCTACAGAAGATCACTCAGCGTCAGCAGTTGCTTGGCATGATTGACCAAAGCAATCCAGATTCTTATGCTCAAGCTATTCAAGCCGCACTGCAAACTGGTGACCAAGAAGCCGCATTCTTGTTGCGTAACGAGATGATGCGGGTGAAGCAACAGTCTCAACAAACTCAGTTGGGTGAGTTGCAATATCAAGATGCTTTAGTTCAGCGTGGTGAAAGTTTGAGGGCTAAAGGTTTGGAGTCAAGAGCATTGAGCATTGCTAATGGTATAAACCCTGACACTGGTGAGCCAACAACACCATTACTTGACCCGAGAACCCAAACATTTAATCAGGATGTTGCGAATAATCTTATTTCTCAATATGGTCAAGTCGGTGCAAATATTGTTAAGCAAAGGCTTGACAGTGTGCAAGGGATTGAATCTTTACAAGTTCAACAACTTGCTAAGACTTTATTCAAGCCTGATGGAACTCGTGATCCTGAAGTTGAGAAACAGTTATCAACATCTGTTGCTGGTCGTACAATTCTCAAGTCACTCGTACCAGAAACTAAGATATTGAAACGAGGAGATATTCTCAGCGAACAAAATCCTGTAACTGGTAATTGGGAAGTAAAAACTCCTACAGGATTAAAAACAGTTCCATCTGGTGAAAATCCAATCAAGGCAATGATTGATACTAAAGCAATTGATCCTACAGTTATGCCTTTTGCTAAAGAAATTGCAAGTCAATGGGGTGACCTTGATGACAAAGGTCGTGTAGATTCTCTTGAAAATCTTACAAAAGTAAATAATCAGGCTTTAGATAGAAACCAAAGAAGAGCTGAATCTAGTGCTGGTGGTTCTGATAAGGTTCAATCTAGCAAAACTACACCAGATGGCACAACTATTTTGGTTATGAAAAATGGCACAACCAAAGTCATTAGTGCTCAGGGTGAAGAACTCAAAGGTCAAGCCAGAGCAGATGCAATTAGGACATCAGAAGAGTTTGGTGCAGATATTCAAGGAACTAGGGCGCAAGCTAGAGGTCTTGGTGAATTGAGTGCTAAACAAGTTGGTCAAGCCTTTGCTGAAGTTGGCAGGATTAAGAAGAACATTGGAAACATTGATGAGGCTATTGCCGCAATTGATGCTGGTGCGAGTACAGGCGTAATTGCAAGCAAGTTACCGAACATAACAGCAGCATCAATACAGCTTGCTAATGTAAGACAACAATTAGGTCTTGATGTGATTGGCTCTGTTACCTTTGGTGCTTTGTCAGAGGGTGAATTGAACCTTGCCTTAGATACAGCCTTGCCAACTGGTTTAGCACCTAAAGACCTTAAAGCGTACTTGCTGAACAAGAAAAATGCTCAAACAAAACTTGCTGGATATTTAACTGAACAAGCTAGTTATCTTTCAAAGAAAGGTAATACTTTGGCTGGTTGGCTGGAGAAAGTTGATAACAAAGCAACTTCAGGACAATCAGAACTCCCTGCTGGAGTCACTGTTAAAAGGAAAAATTGACATGGCTAAATTCACTTATGAAATCGCTATTCCTAATAGTGGAACTTATGAGGTTGAGTCAGATCGTGAATTGACTGATGCACAGGCATATAAGTATGCGTTGCAACAAGCAGGACAAACAACTACTACACCTCCTTTTGTTAAAGAAGATACATCTCCTATGTTGAGTGCATTTAAACGAGGAACGGATATTTCGTTAAGGGCTGTTGCTCCTACAGCAGTTGGTGCTAGTGTTGGTGGGTATTTTGGTGGTGCGCCAGCGGCTCTAGCTGGCAGTGTATTAGTTCCAGCGGCTGATGTAGTTGGAAGCGTTGCTAATCTTGCAATGTCTCCATTTACAGATTACAGATTAATTCCAACATCTCAAGGTCTTCAGAACTTAATGACAAGGGTAGGATTAACTGCACCTCCAGAAGAGCAAACAGCACCTGAAAGAGTTGTAAGTGCTGGTCTTGAGACTATGACAGGTGTTGGAAAACAAGTTCCAGCATTAGCAAAGTTGGCAACTACAGGAACTACACAAGGCGGTAGAGAATTGGCTGGTAGATTAGCAACAGACCCAGCAACTCAAGCAGTTGTAGCCCCAACAGCATCAATGGCTGGTCAAGGTGTTTATGAACTGACGAACAATCCAATTGCGTCTTTCCTAACAACATTGGGGACTTCACTTTTAGGTATAAAAAGACCTAAGACACAACAAGCAGTCTCAGAAGAGGCAATGGGAAAGATTGCTCAAGAAAGATATGATGTTTTAGATCAGATTGGCTTTAAATTTAAAACACCTGAATTTGTTGCTGATATGAAAAATGTTACTGCAAATTTAAGAGCTGAGGGATACACACCAAAAGCATATCCAAAAATTGCTGGTGCAATAGAAGAGTTAACAAGTTCAACTCAACCAAAGGATTGGACTGAGTTGCAAGCCTTGAGAAAAATTATTCGTGGCGCACAAAAAAGTATAGACCCAGAAGAAAAGCGTTTAGGTTCTATTCTGTTGGATAGGTTTGATAACTACTTAATGAAAGTAGATCAAACAAAAGTTGAGTCAGGTGACACAAAGGTTATGAGCAAAACTTGGGCTGAAGCTAGAGATGCTTATTCCAAGATGAAGAAATCTGAAATCTTTACAGATATGCTTGAAGAAGCAAAATTAGATAAGAGTAAGTTTACTCAATCTGGTGCTGAGAACTCAATGGCAACACAATTAAGACAACTTGCCAAGAATGATAAAAGAATGGCAATGTTTACATCTGAAGAAAGAGATGCAATTAGAAAAGCGGCTGAGGGAGATAACGCACAATATCTCTTAAAGTTCTTTGGTAAATTTGCACCTACTGGCGTAATTACTGGCGGTGTTGCTGGTGGAATAACTTACCATGACCCATTTACAGGTGCTGTTATAGCGGCAGCAACATTGGCATCAAAGGCTGGTGCTACCAAATACAGAATGGGTACTATTGAGGAGTTGGCAAATCAAATGCGAACTGGTAGTAAGCCTGTGGTTACTGGTACTGCAACAAGAGTTTTGCCAGCATTAGGAACTCAAGCTGTTATTCAGTCCCCTAGTCTTTTCAACCAGATGCCAGCAATTGACATTTTGCGTGAACGAAGAATACGAGAGATGCAACAAAGCCCTACAGCTAGAGGCTTGTTTACCCAATAGGAGACTGAAATTGATCCAATCACGATTTGCCTCATGGCTGCTGGTCTGGTCAAACAGATTCAGCAAGGTGTTGACCTTTACAAGCAAGCTAAAGAGCAGTTTGTCCAAGTCAAGAGAACTGCTGATGAGGTTGTGGCTATCGGCAAGGAACTTAACGGATTCTGGCATCAGTTCCGCAAGTTCTTTGCTGGTAGCTCAAAGCCTCAAGTTGCAAAGCCTGTGGCTAAGTCTAAGAAATCGGATTATGTCGATGTTGACGAAACTCAAGTCAAAATTGGGATTGTCCAAAACCTGACAGAGTTCTTCAAACTTCAAGAACAGTTAGCGGCACACATAAGGGATGAAGAGCAAAAGAGTCTGACAGTCTATGACCCTAACCAGAACCACATGGAAGCGGCTTTAAAGAGGGTGATGGCACAGCAGGAGATGGACAGGTTGGTAGTTCAGATTCGTGAATGTCTCGTATATAGTGCGCCTCCTGAGATGGGGGCTTTGTACAGTTCAGTTTACGAGATGAAAGACAAGATTGAGGAAGAACAGACTCAAGCAAGGTTGAAAGAAGAGGCAATCAAGAGGCAAGAGCAATGGCTACGCAAAGAGGAGGAAAGAAACCTACAAGCAAAGCTAGGAGCAGTAACAGTGACTTTTATCTTCCTCCTGTACCTATGGCTGTGGCTGTGGTTCGTAAGTCACTTGGGGAAGAAATGATTGCTTGGATAGCCTGTTGCGTCTTGATTGCCCTCTTGTTGCCCTTGGGTGCAATGCTATACCTAGACATCTTGGAAGCCAAGAACGAGGTCAAGCAACAAGTTGAAAAGGTTGAGAAGTTAAGAAGACAGATCGAACAAAAGGAAAGGGATAAAGAGAAATGAAAATATTCTTATTGATGGCACTGGTTCTATTGTCTGCCTGTGAGGATAGGTTTCGTTATCCTTGCCAAGACCCTCAGAATTGGCAAAATACTGAATGTAAGCCCCCAATTTGTACCGCTACAGGTACTTGTCCAGAGCAACTCGTTAAACCTGAACAGGAGAAAAAGTAATGCCTACCATTGGATATAAACCTAACAACCGAATGACTGCTGAAGAAATTGAAGTCAGAATTTGGGCAATCGTAATATTTGCTTTGACATTGATTCTTCTTGGCTCTGTTGCCATGTTCCTTTATAGCGTTTCATTTGTGACGCAACCAATGTCAGGCATGGCGGCAATCGACAAGGTGTATACACAACAGATCAATACCATCATGGTGTTCATCACTGGTGTATTGGGCGGTGTAGCTGGTCGTTCTGCTGTTAAAGCAGTAGCCAATGCCAGTGCCAAGGCAGAAGTTATTGACAATGACGAACCTCCTGCACCATGAGCCTGTTTAATCCTTGGGTGCTGTTGGGCATCCTGATGTCGGTGATGTCAGCCTTTGGCAGTGGGTACTGGAAAGGATCAGATGATGAGGTTACTCGTCAGCAACTTGAGATTGCCGCACTTAATGCAGAGGCTAGGCAAAAGGAACAAGTCTTAGTCTCAGCAATTCAAACTCAAGCCACTAAACTTCAGAAAGCAAATCAAGATGCAAAACTTGCTCAACAAAAGC